TCAATTTAATCGAGGCGCATTGGTCGATTGGTAATGCGATAGGAAACGTTTCTCTCTCATCTAATATAATGGACCTTGGTAAACTCACAAGCAAGGGCATGTATCGTCTTCCATTGCCAACGCAGCTTCAAGATACTTTCAGTACAAACTATAATGATGATACCTCATTAGGGAAAATAGCCCAAAATGTCGTAGGCATGATACCTGGTGGTAACAGACTTCTTGGTGGAGGAAATGCAGTACAACAATTAGCAGGTATTTTGTTAAATGAAGTACGATTTGTTTCGATGAACCAGCCAAGCTTCAAAAAACACCAATTGAGCTGGATGCTATCACCAAACAATCCAGCAGAAGCACAGACAATAAATAAAATTCGTTATGGCCTTCAAAAAGGTTCAACACCAAAAATCGATGAGTCATATTTGCTATTAAAATTTCCACGTATATACATTCCATTCATCACACCAAACTCTCATTATCTTATGAAGTTCAAGCCATGTGTAATTGAACAAGTGAGTGTTACCTTCAATGGCATGGGCGGTCATTCTTTCTATCGTGGCATGGACAATGTGTCAGATAAAGCACCACAATCCATGAGCCTTGCAATTAGTCTGCTTGAGCTTGAAATCTGGGTTGATAGTGATAACCCTGGAATGTCAAATTTCAATATGGATAATAATGGTCAGCCAACTGCGGCACCTCTTGATACATGGAACTGGTATAGCCTTGATAGCGTATTAAATCCAAATACAGGTATCAGTGGCACCGTAAACACTATCCAGGATGCTATAACAGATCTTGTAACAGGTTTTACTCCAGATTTCGAACAGTGAATGATCTTATAGAATAATGGCTAAACACGTAGCATCAGGATATGGCCGGTGTAAACAGGGTTTGTTCAAACCACGTAACCCAAAGAAATACGCTGGCAATCCTGCTGATATAATATATCGTTCTGGTCTTGAAGAACGGTTTATGCATTATTGTGATAGGCATCCGTCCATTATTAAGTGGGCCAGTGAGGAAATCATAATTCCCTATATGTCACCGGTGGATAATAAGTTCCATAGATATTTTCCGGACTTCATGATACAGGTACAAGGACCAAATGGTCAGAAGACAACATACCTTGTTGAAATAAAACCAGCGGCACAATGTCAACCTCCTAAGATAAATAATAATCGGAAGAGAAAGACCATGTTAAATGAAGCCAAGACATGGGCAGTAAATGAAGCTAAATGGAAAGCGGCAGCAGAATGGTGTGCTGACCGTAAAATCAAATTCAAGATCTTCACTGAGAAGGACATACCTTAATGGCACGACGCAAAAAATCATTTCTCCAGCAACTTCAGGATCGTACAATGTCAATTGGTCGATCAATCGCAGCAGCACGAGATGCTTTGCGCGCTGATGTTGAATTGGCTATAGGTGGTAAAAAGTTTCAGGATAAGAATCAGTTCCTCAAGGCATATAAAGAACTGTCAAGCATACAGAAGAGCGAGAACGTTCTTGACCGTGAAGCCGAAGATGGTGTTGCTCCTGTTACTCGTATGCGCCAAACATTTCTGAAAAACACTGTTGTGCGCAAAGGATACAAGACATTAAATGGTCGCTCATTACCAAGTTCCACACATGTCGGTAAGCTTCTGATGTATGTTTATGATGCCAAGTACAAAGATGTGCTGCCATACTATGACGCCTTTCCACTAATCTTTCATATCAAGCCATTGCCAAATGGTAACTTCATGGGTCTGAACCTTCATTATGCTCCACCAAAGGCTCGTGCTTTGCTAATGGATAGCATTGTTGATAAGGTCATGAAAGATCCAAGCAAGCGTCAGGGTATTACATTTGTTCAGCTTCAGAAGGCAGCAAAGAATAAAATATTTGAGTCATGTATCAAGCAATATATACCTGGTCGGGTGATGACAAATGCTGTTGAGATACCAGAAGAAGCTTGGGCAACATACATGTTTTTGCCTCTTGCCGATTTTAGAAGCCCATCAGGTGGAAAAGTAAAAGGCTTGCGTAATAAAGTCTATCGTGATAGTCAAAAAAGATTTTAATTTCAAGAGGTCAATACCTATTATACACGGTTTTGTAAACTTGTCAAGAGAAAAATGCAATAATCAACAAAAAAGTAGAGTTTCCGATGGGTTTTAATATCGATGATTTCAGAAGCAAAGCCAATCTTAATGAAGGCTATTTGCTCACAAACAAGTTCAAGCTTCTGATTACACCACCTGCTGCTATGGTTGGAACAGATGCCGGTCAGGTTGCACGTGAGCTTGAGTTTTATATCAATACAGCTCGTATTCCTGGATATACTGTTGCTGCTGGTGATTATTTCCGATTTGGTTATGGTCCTGCACAGAAGCAAGCAGTTCGTGCTAACTTTGTTCCATTACAGATTATGGTGGATGTGTCTGGTAATATGAAGACACTTGAGTTCTTTGAAGCATGGATGCAATCTACAATTCCACATGATCGTGGAACAACCGCATCTGGCATTAGTGGTGGCACATCATTTGGTGGTGCAGATAACAGTGGTCAGTTCAGCTATGACGTTTCATTTCGTGACGAATATGTCTGTGATGTCCGCCTTCAATTGTTTAATCAGGAAGGTCGTAAAGTCAAGACATATATATTTCGTGAGACATACCCAACAGATATGAATTTACCTGATATGGGCTGGGCAAAAGGCTCTATTCAGCAAGCCACTATTGAGTTGGCATACCTTGATTGGCAAGTACTGTCAGGCGAACTAGAAGACATTATTAATGCTGGAGATGGCATTACATTTTAACAGAGGACTATATTATGACTTTACCAAAAATCGAACACCCTTCCTTTTTTGTTGATCTACCCTCAAATAAGAAAAAAGTTGAACTTCGACCAATGACAATCAAGGAAGAGAAGATCTTGCTTGTTGCAAAGGAAGATGATGACGATGATGCTGTATTGCGTGCTATCGTCAAGGTTCTTCAGTCATGTGTTGTCAAGGAAACGAAAATTGATGACCTGCCAATGTTTGATATTGAATGGTTGTTCCTGAAGCTTCGGGCACAGTCTGTATCAAACGTCGTTGATCTTGTTGTTACTGAATCAGAAGATGTTAAGCATGATATTGAAATCAAGCTTGATCAAGTCAAGATGAAGTACCCAAAGGACGTTAAGGACAATATTGCAGTCTCTGCAGACATTGCTGTTAAGCTCAAGCACCCACCTGTTAGCCTTTATATCTCTGAAGAATACACAAAACTCGAAGATGGAGATGCACGTCTGAACTTGATGCTTGTCGAATCTATTGATGCCATTTCGGGTGTTGATATGTCACAGATCAAAAAGGACGAGTTGTCAGCATGGGTCAATGATATTCCTGCAACTGCCTTTGAAAAGATCAATAAGTTCCTGACAGACACACCACGCATGGAACTGATCAAGAAGTACAAAGATAGCAAGGGTGAAGAACAGCAGCTTGTGCTAGGTAGCCTAACTGATTTTTTTACTCTTTGATGGCTTATAATAGCCTTGGAAACTATTATCAGTTATCATTTAGCTTCATTTTTGTGAATAAGTTCTGTGATATGAATACATATGAAAACATGTATCCATTTGAGCTGCAACTCTATTCAACAATGCTGAAAAATCATTATCAAGAAGAGTCAGATAAGCAAAAGCAACAAGATTCTCTTCTGCGCAAGATGACATAGTCATATAAATAATCCTCAGTTATAGGAGGCTGATTATATGGCTAAGAAACCAATAAAAAAGAAATCACAATCAAAAGTTGCACCAGCAGAAAAAAAGTCAAAAGTTGATCCAAAGTCAACTATTGATAATACTTCTGGTGCACTTATTGATTGCTTGACCGGTGATAAGAAAGTCACAAAGCTTTCACCTCCTACTCTTTTTAAGATCGATGTCGAAGATGATATCGGTGAGATTAAAGATCCACTCACAAGACTTCTTCAGCCATTTGGTAATCGTGATTTATCATCCACCAAAATAACAAACACATCTTCTATCACAGATGTTGATGCAAAGTTTAGCAGCATTGCATTTAAACTGTCATCACGTATTGATATGATTGATGGTGGTCTTACAAATCTCAATAAGAAATTCGATAATGCTATTGGTCAGCTCAACAAGAAATATGAAGCTGAGCATAAAAGCTCTGTTCAAAACTATCGCAAGTTAGAAGCACAACTGTCTGATATCAAGCAATCTAATTATGGTAGGGGTGGTCTTCAAACAAAGGGTGGACAGAAAATCACTGGTGGTGGTTCACGCTTGCCGTTTAGTGGCACTGATCTTGCTGCAATGGCTCTTTTGGTTTTTCCACATCTAAAGAAAAACTATCTTGATCCGTTCTTTGCAAAATACGACAAAGAAATTGGCAATCTAACAAATAGCATTGCTGACAATCGTGCAGCAGTTGAAGCAGCACGTAAAGCGGCAAGAATGACATCAGGTGCTGTAACAGCCAGTCGTACTGTTGCTAAAGGGGTTGGAGCTGCTGTACAAGCCGTAACACCAAAAACACCGGCGCCAAAAACACCAACACCTAAGACGTATGGCACACCAGGTACTACTACCTCATTTACAGGTGCACCACAACCAACTCCTGCGTCAACTGCTAAACCAAAATTAAAAAAGGTACCATTGGACGCAATCATCAATAATAAGCTGACTCGCTCTGCCTTTGGTATGCTTCTTAAAAAGCTGCCTGTTATTGGTTTGGGAGCAGCTATGATTGATGCCGGTGTGAGAATCGGAAGAGGCGACAGGCAAGGCGCGGCTTTAGCAGCCGGTTCAGGTTTAGCAGGTATGCTTCCTGGTGTCGGTACTTTTGCTGGTTTTGTCGCAGATTTAACTCTTATTGCTCGTGATATCTTTAAGGAAGTGCATGGCCGTCATCCAGACTTAACTGACCCTGAAGATATAAAAGAAATGGGTCGTATCTATGAGCACATAGGAAAGACCAGAAAGTCCAATGAAGCTTACATAAAGGCAGAGATCAATAAGGCCAACAACCAAGCATTGCGCCAGAGTGACGAAAAGACATTTATGGCAGCAAT